GGTTTCTTCGCTACTTGTCCTCCTTTGGCTTGGATAACGGTGTTAGCTACTGCTGTATTTGCTCTAACCGGAGTTGTGCAGATATGCACTCTTATAGCGAAGTGCTTCGACCAAACTTTCGACACTGAATACTTTACTGAACCCCACAGCGTTCACAAGGATACTGATAGGCTGAAGATTGAACGGAATTCTCAGAAGATAAAGTTTTCAGCTAGTAAGATAACTCCCCAGTTAGGAAGAGATCCTAATGGTGTGGATGTTATATCATCTGTATTGGCTACAAATGCCTATGAAGTCATTATGGTTTCGGCAGGAAAGGAGAAAAAGATTGGGTTTGCGTTGGCTATAGTGGATAGAGTGTTCATTATGCCTTACCATTTTGTAACCCACGTCGCAGCTTACGCCCAGAAGAATGACATAACTATGAAGTTTATCAGGAAGAACAAAGGACATCCCATTATTTGTGAATTGGACGTTAGTGTATTTCTAATGGCCCATAGAGAATCTCATCTTATAACGAATGACATTGTCACTCTCAAAATGCCCAAGAATTTTAATCAACATAGGGATATTAGAAAATATTTCTGTACCGAGAATACAGTTTCTAGAATGCAAGGAGATATTGACATTACTCTAAATTTCCCTCTAGTGGACAATAGGAGTACGGCTCATGTTACAGGTTATTTTGATGATAATGTCAAAGTTAAAGATGTACATGGTACTTATTATGAAATCAGGAAAGGTATCGGATATAATGGTATAGTTACCAAAAATGGCGATTGTGGAGCGATCATAGCTTGGGCAAATCCCAAGATCCAGAATGAGAAGATATTTGGCATTCATGTAGCTGGAGATACTTCCAATGCTTATGGTTGCGGAGGTCTAATAACCAGAGAAGCCCTTAATTCTATAGTCATGGGTGACGTTGATTTCATTACTGACGAGGAAATTTCTCCCCAGTGTTGTGAACTGGACGACGATTTTGATGTTATTGTAGACAATATACGTACCCCAAAAGTCCCTACAAAAACTAGTTTGACTAAGACCAGATTGTACGGTTTATTCGGAGATGACGCAATTGCAGAACTACCC